GATGGCGGCCGGGGGACGGAATCCTTTGACTGTTGGGGGCTTGCCTCTGAGGTGTTCCGGCGCTTTGGCAAGGAACTACCGGACTATCAAATTAGGTGCAATGATGCCAGTCGGATTGGCGCAGAAATTGATACCAATAGGCCGCAATGGTTGCGCTGTGATGCAATTAATCCACCAGTGCCAAGCCTGGTGGTAATGTACTATGGCAGTACATTTTGCAATCATGTAGGCGTGTACATAGGCAATGGTCAGTTTATTCATACGAGGGAAAAAGTAGGCGTAAATATTGACCGTATTGACGGTTTAGCGTGGAAACGGAAGATTGAAGGGTACTATGTGCCGGGGTGGTGATTTTGTGAGCAAGGTTACGCTGGTTGTCCTTAAAAACCCGTTTAACACGGAAGGCAGACAAATCTATAAACTAGAGTTTGTACCCGGCAAAACAATAGCGCAATATGTCCAGCCTTACACAATGGGGCTGGATGATTTTATTTACAGCGCCCAGGGTGCGAAAGTAGAAGCCGATTACATGCCGGAGCCGGGGGATTATCTTGCAGCATGTCCAATGGTAGGCAAGAGTAAAATACTGGGCTCCTTGCTTAGTATTGGCTTGGCGGTATGGACTGGGGGATTGGCTCAAGGCGGGTTTTGGGGACTAAAAGCCGGTTCCTTTGCTGCCAGTCTAGCGGCAAGTGCTATTGCCTACGTTGGCGGTATGGTTATTAACCATTTCTTCCCGCCTGCCAGTCCAGACATGCCTGATAGTACCTCCTCTACTCCCACTTACGGATGGGGAAACGTTAGCGCCCAAGTAATGCAAGGCGGCGTACTGGCGCGAACATTCGGAACCATGAAAACAGCCGGAACCGAGCTTACTCGGTATATTTCTGTTGATGGTGACAAGCAATATTTAAACGTGCTGTATACGGGCGGGCAAGGGCCAATTGATGATATTACAGATATTCAGATAAACGGCAACCCCATAGAGAACTTTACCGAAGTACAGGTAGATACCCGGTTAGGCACAAACGATCAGACCGTTATTCCGAATTTTGGCGATACCTTCGCCAGTCAAAATATGAATTATGAATTGCGGGACAATGAGTGGTCTACGCAGCTTACTGAAGGCAACGCCGGGGAAGGTTTGCAAGTCATGGTCGAGTTTCCGAACGGGCTTTATCACATGAATGATAACGGTGGACTAGAGAATGCGTGGGTAAGGTTTGCATCTGAATATCGTATTGAGGGCGGAGAATGGGTATCATGGTTGAGTCAATCCTATGTTTCGTCGACAAGTATTGAGGGGGCGACGTGTTACCCAGATGCACCAAGCGAGACTTGGACAATAAAAATGTCTGGATTACTCGGTATGAATGCAACGGTAACTGGGTCTTTGTCGGGAAAGTTTACTGCATCGCGAAAAATGTTATTTGATAACGGCAAAATAAAATGCACAATTCCCTCTAAAAGTGGAACGTATACTATTATTGTGGCTAATAATGAAATGGTGGCAGCTGCGCAGAATACAGCGGTTAGGCGCACGTTTCGAATTGACAATATACCTGCCGGTAGATATGAAGTCCGCATGAAAGTTACTAGTCGGTCAGCGGCAACCAACTCCACACGGGATAGTGTGCGGGTCTATTGGAATCAGCTGTCCCAGATTATTTATGATGATTTTAGCAGGCCGAATAAAATATTGATTGGCATACGGGCGCTTGCAACTGACCAATTGAACGGCAATGATATCGCAATAACGTGGAAACAGCATAAAGAAACGGTTTTGGTATGGAATCCGGTTAGTGGCCAGTACGAAGAAAAGAACGCCAGGAATGCCGCATGGGTAGCTTATGATATGGTGCACGGGGCAAGGCAACTCGTTAATATTGCCACCGACGAAAATGAGATTGTAGTTGATAATGTACCGGCATCAAGAATGGATTACCAAGCTTTCACTGATTGGGCGGCACGCGTTGATGTGCTTGGTTTGGAATTTGAACATACTTTTGACTCTGCTGCAGACTTATGGAGCGCCCTAAAAGCGCCGGAGGTATTCGGACGTGGTAAGGTAATTATGAAGGGGACTCGCTTTTCCTGTGTTACCGACAAACCAAGTACGCCGGTACAGCTTTTTACCGTGGGCAATATAGACCAGGGGAGTTTTAATAAAGACTATTTGGGGCTTACAGACCGGGCAAATGCCGTAGAAATTACCTTTGTAAATCGAGACAAGGGATACCAAAAGGACGCTTTCACAATTTACGGCGATGATTACAATGATTCTGTTGTGCAGAATAATCCTACCTAAATTACACTTAATGGTTGCACGTCCTACCGGCAAGCATACCAGCATGGCAAGTACCTGTTGCGGTTGAACAAATACCTGCTGAGGACTGTTACATGGGATGCCGACATAGACGCAATTGCCTGCCAAATTGGTGACCAAGTATTGTTGCAGCATGATGTTCCCGAATGGGGAGTAGGTGGTCGGCTGGTGGCAGCTACGGAAACAACTTTAACACTGGATAAGCCGGTAACTATGGAACCTGGAAAAACATACGGGGTGTACGTCCGGTTGATCGATGACACACTAGTTAATAAGTATGTCGTCAATACGGGCGACGAAACAAACCAATTGATTGTAACCACAACATTTGACGAGATCCCGCAGGAATATGACATTTTTGCATTTGGTGAAATTACGAAAGTGGCAAAGCCTTTTTCTGTAGTATCTGTTGATCGGAAGGATGATCTAACTTATACGCTGACCGGAATAGAATATGTCGCTACCGTCTATGAAGAATCCCTTGACGCGCCAGTTATAGAGTATTCGGCAGAAGATATGACCCCGCCTGAAATATCGGGTTTGAGTGTGGCGCAGGAAACGTACCGTCAGAAAGACGGCACGGTGGTATCGGTTATTAATTGTTCTTGGTTGCTGCCACAAAGAGTAGTCCATTCCTTAGTGATTTACTACCGAGAAGAAGGTGAGAGCACATGGAAGAAATGGGCGGATCAACAGGAGGCTTTTACAACAATAGCCGGGGTAAAATCCCTTTCTACTTACCAAGTAAAGGTTTGTGCAATTAGCGATATTGGAGTCATATCTCCCGGTGTTATTTCTGATCCGATCTACATTACCGGTAAGGATAGTCCACCATCTAATGTGCCGAGTCTTGGCGCTGCTATTGATCCAGCAGACAGCACAAAAGTACATCTCTCCTGGCCTACGGTAACGGATATTGACTTAAATGGCTATCAAATTATGGAAGGAAGTACAATTCTTACTCCAAATCCGATAAGTGACACGCGCTATACCTACACTGCAACGTTAAGCAGGCAGCATGCTTTTGCTATTCGGGCCGTGGACAATAGCGGGAATGCCTCGGAAGTGGCAGCAACAACTACTTTAAACATCACGATTGAACCGGCGCAGGTAGCCGGTTTTTCTATTGCTACTCAGGAAACAGATAGAAGCAAGCTGTTGTTAAACTGGCAGGCGAACAGCGAAGGTGATATTTCTTATTATGAAATTCGCCGTGGGGATAATTGGAGTACTGCCCAGGTTATTGCCACACAGCTAAAGGCTACTTCCTACGTGCATGACTTAACGGTAGAAGGAAATCAAACTTATCTAATTAAGGCTGTTAATGTAGCCGGATACAGCAGCCTAAATGCTGCACAGAAGAGCATACAGGTTATTCTTCGCCCGGACTCGCCTATTAACTTAACTGCCGTCCAAGATCCGAAAGACCGTTCTATTTTAGTAGTCTCTTGGTCAGCTAGTCCCGGAAAAGATATTTCTGGTTATGAAATAAGGCGAGGTAATAACTGGGACACGGCGGTCTATGTTGATACCACGAGGGAAACGAGTTACCGCTATACCATTCCTACCAGCGCAAGCTTTACTATTATGGTCCGGTCTAGGACAGTAGCTGGATACTTGTCTAACGTAGCGAACGTTTTAACCGCTCCCATGATAGAGGCTTACGATGTGACCGGCTTTACCGCTGTTCAGAGTATGGCAGACAGGACGAAGATCCGCCTAATGTGGGATAAGCCGGTAAGTTTGGACGTTGCACATTACGAAATCAGAAAAGGGGCCGGATGGGATACCGGGGTGGTGGTAGATAGCAGAGTTACAGGAAGTTTCTTTGACACGACAATAACCACGGAAGGCGAACATAGCTACTGGATAAAGGCCGTAACCGTGGCAGGCAAGTACAGCCAAAATGCCGCCCATATAGCAGCTGTATTTAGTTTGCGCCCTAGCCCTGTAAGTAATATTCAAGTTGTCCAGCTGGCGAATGATAAATCAGTAGTAGTTCTAACATGGGATGCAATTCCAGAGTCAGACCTTGCAGGGTATCAAGTCAAAGTGGGCTATGTCTGGGATACTGCCGAAGCCTTGCCGCTAACAAAAGAATTGTCTTGCACCTATAATCCTGCAGGGTCAGACAATTTGAAAGTAATGATTAAGGCTGTTAATGCTGCGGGTTATTTTTCCGACGAGGTTTTTACTACTTACTATGCTATTCTTGAGCCTGTTGCTGTAACTGGCTTTCAATGTCTGCAAAATGGAGAATACGTGCAGTTCTTCTGGGACAAGTCGCCTGAAAACGACGTAGTAGGTTACGAGATTCGGGAAGGGGCGAGCTTCGATAACGGTACATTAATTGATACCGGAATAACGCTCAATAACCATAGCGTAAAAGTAGACGTAGAGCGTAATTACCGGTATCACATTAAGGCTATAAACCGCAGCAACCGATATAGCAAGAATGCAGCAATGCAAAATGTGTATGTATCAAACTTACCGCCTAAAAACGTAATTCTGGCCTATGACGAAATCGCTAAGCAGGACGGCATTCACTCAGGTACTGAATTTGGTCTTTCAAATATAAACTGGCGCACCATAGGGGGGAGCTGGTCGGACTATCCGACAAATAAATTCGACGAGATTGGCGGACAAAATGTATTGAAGTTGGCGAAATTACCAGGCGGGACATATCCGGCTACCGGCTCCTATTTATGCGAACAAATAGATATAGGACAAGTAACGACTTGCAACATTGGCAACCTGTTCACCAGTAGTGTAAACCTCCGGGGATCAGGTTCAGCAGTCCTGCAAATACGGGTTAGCCAAAATGGAACCGACTGGACGGAATGGAGGGACTTTAAGCCTGCGGAATACACCTTCCGTTATTTAGAAAGGCGTGTGCTGTTGGCAACGGAAGATCCGACCAAAACACCGGAAGTGGGGCAATTTAGCACTAGAATAGATGTGCCGGATACTACACAAACGGGAACAGTAACGGTTCCTGCTGGCGGTATTTCGGTGCTGTATTCTAAGGTGTTTTACACAGTGCCGGTGGTAACAAGCACGGCAATCGGCGCTAATCGCCTTGTCGAAATCACGGCAGAAAACGAAAACGGGCATACCGTTAAAATAGTTGATCGGTCTGGAGCAGACGTAGGTGGGAAATACAATTACAGTGCCAAGGGGTACTAATAAGGAGTTGATAAAATGAGCTATGATCCTAGTTTTCCGGCAGATGACGGTATTCTGGCAGACTTCCCTCCAGGATACCGTGAGCAAATTCGCGCATTGGTTGAGGACGCTGTTGTAAATGCCCTTAAGATCCAAGGTCTAACACCTGGCAATACATCCGGTAGTATACCAATAAGCAATGGCACAAAAAATCAAAACTTAAACGCCGACATGCTGGACGGTAAAGACTCTACTGACTTTGCTGCCGCAACCCATACCCATGCTGCCGCTACGACATCTACCTCCGGTTTTTTAACAGGACCTGACTTGTTAAAACTAAACGGCATTGCAGCAGGCGCAGAAGTAAATCAAATGGCTTTCAGTAATGTCTTAGTAGGCAGCACAACCATACAGGCGGATGCAAAAACTGATACCTTTGAAATGGTTGCTGGTACCAACATAGCCCTTACGCCGGACGCAACAAATGACCGGGTAACTATAGGCGTAACCGGAACAGTAGCCGCAGCCACTACGGCAGGGACTTGCACAGGGAATGCCGCTACTGCTACCAATGCGACAAACCATATAGCTGCAGCCAGCGGTGCTCACACGGCAACTGCCATATCATGCACTGCTACCGGGGATGTATCAGCAACCACTGTGCAGGCGGCTATAGCGGAGTTAGCCGCAGAAAAAACACCTTTAAACCATGCCTCTACAGGTACTACTTATGGCATATCCAGTGCCGCGGATTACGGCCATGCTAAAGCAACAAGCGCATCGCCTCTGATGAATGGCACTAGCGCGGTAGGTACAGATAACGGACTTTACGCCAGGGGAGACCATATACATCCAACAGACTCCACACGAGCACCTCTTGCAAGTCCTGCACTGACTGGAACTCCAACAGCACCGACAGCGGCACCGGGAACAAATACAACTCAGATTGCGACAATGGCAGCAGTCCAGGCGGCAACAAGTAACCTAGTGGGCACTCGCTTGTGGATATCGGAAGAATTTTTTGTGTCTGCGATTGGCACACCGGTAGTGCTAACACACGGAATATCAGGGCTGGACGTTACAAGGGCGCAGGTGCAGGTGCTTGGGAAATGCGTTGTGGCTGGCAACGGGTATTCCGTAGGGGATATTATTGTTAATCCTGCTATTGGGGCAGATGCCCAGTTTTCGGGGCCTGTACAGCCTCTGCTAACAGCAACAAGCGTTACCATTTGGACATCCTCTTATAACAGCATCTATCTGCGTGTAAAAACAACCGGTGCTAGTGTAGCTGCCAGCCTGGCAACTAATTGGAAACTTATCGTTCAGATATTTTATTAACAAAAGATCTATTTTTTATTGGAGGCGGGAGAGCAATGGAAGAGATTTTTAGCAATGTATTTAAAGCGGCAAAGGGGGCTGTACAGTCCTTGGGGGACATAGCATTAGTAAAAATGGGGGTGGCTGGACTATTGGCTGCAGTGTTCAGTAGTCACGGTACAGCGCTTATGGCATTCGTGGTGCTAATTCTAATTGATTTAGCGACTAAGTGGTTATCGTTGACGTACAAATATTTGATTGACCAGGGCGTATGTCAGGAGCAGGCCGGACTATGGCAATGCGCCCGGAATATGGGCAATGCCTTTAATCAGAAATACATCACGTCAGAAATGATGAAAACGAAGTTTGCCGGAAAACTCATTTTGTATATGGTGTTAGTGACGGCGGTTGTACATGTTGATTTTATGGTTGGCGGGGAAGGGATCTTCCTAAAAGCAGCCTGGTACTACTTAGCTGCTACTGAGGCGGTAAGCATTATAGAAAATTTGCGTGATGCCGGAGTGCAAAGCCTTGATCCGTTGCTTACGTTTATCCGGTCTAAGTTAGGAGGTTTGAAATAAAATGAGTGGCAATGCACCTCCCAGTCGATGGGAAATACCTCTAATTCTCTTAATGCTTGCATGGGACTATGTAAAATATAAAGCCGTATCAGCGTGGCGGCGGCTTACGGGGAGGAAGTAGCATGACTGATGAACAATTGGCCTATGAAATAGCGCGGGGGATTGGTCAAACCGGAGTGGAGGGCAACTATGGCAGCGTGTCTTGTAGCACTGCCGGGGACTATCCCAGTATAGGAATTTCCCAGTGGGAAGGGATCGGCGGTAGGGGAGATTTGTTGCTGAGTTATATTAATGGCGGTGATTATTTCGCAGGCCGGACATATACAGGTATTCGGCGCAGCGGAGAACTAGACGCGCTTTCTGAGCTACTTACATCGCCACAAGGTCAAGAAGCTCAAAACATCATACTGGCGCAGGATTGCCTTTCTTCATACGTTCCTGCACTAAAGCAAGTACCTGGCTTAGATGATACCAGGTGCTTTATTTATGCGGGCATATGGTGTCCGACCAGTCACAATGTTGTCAGGAGATTCCTGCAAAACCGCGCAGACCAATACAATCTAAGGAGCCTAG